GGGGCATAAAGTAGATTCATGCAATACCGATTTACACAAACTATTTTACACTCCCAGAAAAAATGAACAAGAAAGAAAAAGAAATTCTGGAAAAGCGGGTATTAGAGAGTGAATTGGAATGTCTGGAAGCGGAAGAAGATATGAAGAGCGATAAGAGCAAACAAGCTCGGATGCTGGCGATGGAAAAGAAGATGGCGGCCAAGGAAGCGGCCCATATCTGCCAACTGTTATTGCCAGGCACGAACATTTTTCAAATCAAAATGGATGCTATGGAAAAATTCAAACTGACAAAGGGGATGTAGCTATGCTGAACGCAAAGGAAAGGGAAAAAAGAAAGAAAATGCTCGTATTTTTAGAAAGCGCGCTAAATTTAGCCGATGTTCCAACTGCTATCATCTACACTGATGACGATGTAGTAGAGATTACCAATTTAAACGTCTATACGCCGTTCGGATTTCACACTGAAGATATGTGTAATCAAGAAGTGTTCGATAGGGTAGTTATGATGGCAGAAATGATAAACAAAGATTGTAAGCCGTAAATAGACGGTTTTCTTTAGCGGTCAATTTCATTATAGCGGAAAGGAGATGGATGACCATGAGTAAAAGGTTCGGGATTGAAATCAAAAAAGCCCGTAAAGATGCGGGAATGACGCAGGAGCAGGCAGCGGAAGCGCTGAGCGTGTCCGTCAGGACATACGCAAAGTATGAAGGCGGGGAAATACTTCCAGGCGACGATATGGTCGCCGCCATGATGCAGGTTTTTAACAATCCGTGCCTAGGCTATTCCTACTTGTCCCAGGAATCGGCAGTTGGCAGGATGATCCTGCCGAAAATCGGAAAGATTCCCGGCGTAGCGGCCGGGGCCATGCAGTATCATGTAGCATTGGCGGAAGCCAGCAACGATTCAATGAAGCTGGAAAAAATCTGTTGTGATGACAAGATTGATGCCTACGAAGAGCTGGCCATCCAGCCCATCATCGACAAAATATTTGCCCTGGCAGGCCGTGGCCTGACCTTATGGCTAAAGTGTCCGAAACGGACACAAAAAAAGAACCGCCCGGCGGCAACCGAACGGCTCTAAAAGAAAAAATCTGATGGCTATATTATAGCACGACAGGCTATAGGACAACAAGAGAAAGGAGAAAAGAAAATGGAACGGAACCCGTTGGAAAAAATGAAGCTGTGTGACCAGCTTACATGGAACCGAAAGGAACTGGCCTTGGTCACGGGACGGAGTCAGGAAATCGTAGATAAATGGATCTATGAAGGCGCACCGTGCATTAAAGAAGGGAACACCTACGTATTTGAAAGGACAAGCATTATAGCCTGGCTTCGTGAACGGGCAATCAACCGGATTGGAATGACCAGGAAGAACGTCGTATATGACGACATCTTTCCAGGCATTGAATTAGCGTGAAAGGGATGAAAGCAATGAGAAGGAAACGACACGTAGGAAGGTTTTTAGTGGCTCTGGCCGTGGCTTGCAGTGTGGGGTTGTATGTAGGTCATTCACTCTGCGAAACCGTAAGAGCTCAGGAAGATGCTCAAGTCCACATCGTGGACCAGGGAGAAACATTGTGGGAAATCGCCGGACCTATTGCGGATGAACGTGGAATGGATATCCGCGAAGTCATTTACATCATCAGCGTGAATAACAACATTGCTGGCAATGATGACATTCATCCAGGGCAGCGGTTAGTCATTAATTTTTAAGGAGTGTGATACAGATGACAGTCATGAATGCAGCCTCTACGGGCAACATTTACAAAACTATCGACCAGCTGATTGACTTCTGCCGGCACCGTAAAAAGGATTGTCAAGGATGCCCGATAGCCATTGAATGCAGTAAAATTCGCAACGGCACTAGGCCAGGAGATCTGCTGAAACTAGGAGGAATTGAAAATGCCTGATGGAAAAATAGCCAAGAATAGGCACTTTATCCCTAAGCTGGGAGATAAATATTATTATGTAGGCATCGACGGAAACCCCATTCACAAGGAATTCAGTGAAGAGCTGTTGGATGAAATGAATTGCTACCTGGGGAACTGCTTTAGAAGCCGCGGCGCTGCTGTTGCGGGCTCCGTTGAGATGCTAAAGCGCATCAATGAGGTGGGTAAAACTATTCGCAGGAATGAACTGAGGTGATGCCGGATGAAATGGGTAGATGTAAACGAAGAATTGCCGGTCCCGCAGCGTCGCGTGTTGGTAGCGATGCACGCGGGAACAGAATGGGAATTTAAAGCAGTCGGGGCATTTTGTCAAGACCATTGGATCGTAGACGGGGAAACCCGTCTCGTCCCGATGAAAGAAGTACAGTACTGGGCGCCGATTGCATCAACGCCACGGAGAAAAGCGGGGGACTGAAAAAATTGCTGAAAATATTGGAGCTATTCGGTGGAATCGGAAGCCCAAGAGTGGCACTACGAAATCTGGGAATACCTGTAAAAGCTATCGACTACGTCGAGATAGATGAAAAAGCCGTCCGCAGCTACAATGCCATGTTTGCCGATGAATTGCCATATAAAACGCAGGACGTCCGCGGCTGGAATTTAAAGCCAGATATCCTTATTCATGGCAGCCCTTGCCAGGATTTCTCAATTGCCGGTCACCAAAAAGGTGCAGATCCCGGCAGCGGAACCCGGTCATCCCTTATGTGGGAAACATTGAATATCATCAAAAACATGGGACTGTGGCGCCCGAGAGTCATCATATGGGAGAACGTAAAGAACGTCCGCAGCCGGTACATGGTACACAACCACGAACGGTACATGGGCGAATTGAAAAAACTTGGATATACGAGCAATTTCAGTGTGTTGGATGCCAGAGATTTCGGCATACCGCAGGCCAGACAGCGGATATTCACGATATCACTGTTAGGCGGACAACGTTTTGACTTTGATGTTCTCCAACGGAAGCCTATGCAACCCATTTCCAACTATTTAGAAAACGGCCCGGTAGACGACTTTTATACCGTCAAAGCACCCAGTATGTTACGGGCAATCGGGAAAACGGGAACTGTGCGCCGCCTGCCGATTATCAAAGATTACTGCTACACAATCACGGAGCGACCAGACAGAGCGCCGGGGAGTGGCTGCCTTCCCATAGGTAATGGCTACAGATACTTGACGGAAAGAGAATGTTGGCGGCTACAAGGATACAACGACGAAGATTTTGAAGCGGCCGCCGGTGTTAATTCTCGACGAGCGCTGTATAAGCAAGCCGGGAACTCCATCCCTGTACCGATTTTTGAAAGCATATTCAGCGAAATGCTATAGAAAGGAGTGATGCAAATGAATGATGTACAGCACCCGAACCATTACACCTGGCGCGGTACAGAATGCACCAAGGCCATTGAAATCATGACCAACGGGGCGACGGGAGCTGATGCAATGTACATTGGCAATATCGTCAAATACCTGTACCGCTATCCAGCTAAAGGTACGCCGCTGAAGGATTTGATGAAAGCCCGGCAGTACCTTGATTTTTTGATTACGAACCAGGGAATCAAAACAGGCACGAAAGAACACGGAGAAAGGCAAGACGTTAACGATGAATGAAGCAGATATTTATTTTGATGCCTCGGGCAGGCGCATCCTGCCCAGTGACTTCAATTTAAAAAAAGCGGAACGCCTCATGGATAATTTCATGAGTTTTAACAGTAAGGGTTGTACGACCTTCGCAGAAATTGTATCCTGGCTGATCCTGAGAGGCACCGGATACGATGGCGGAACATCATCGAATCACTTATGCTGGCTGTTCGGGGTGGATGGCAGTGATCGTGCAACGCTCAAGAACTGGAAAGCGAGGATAAAATGATGAAAACAATTGATATGTACCAGGCTGAGCGCATGATGTACCGCAAAGCCTACGTTGCCGGTGATTTTGACCCGGCAGTAAAGCTGATGCGGAAAATCACCGGCGATGATGAGTATTATAAGCATTCATACCTGGGCATAAAAGCAAAAAAAGGGAAAGGTAAGAAAAATCATGCATTTTGGTAAATTTACGCCATGGACAGCATGGCATGACGTCTTGGATGGAACGGAACATTACGAATTCCGGTTCCCTAATGGCTACGGGGCTTCCGTCATCCGCGGCCCTTACAGCTACGGCGGGCCACAAGGACTGTTCGAGCTGGCCGTCTTGAAGAAGCACCGAAAATACTGGGAAATTACGTATCGTACGCCCCTCACGGCTGACGTACTAGGTTCCCTGTGGCCGGACGAAGTCACAGCGGCATTACAGAAAATCAGCAGTTGGAAGAAATAGGAAAGAATAGGAAAAATAGGAAAAATAGGAGGAAATGGTATGACGATTATTATTGCAGGCGTGATTATTATTTTAGGGATTTCGTTCGGGATAGGAATCTTATTTAAAAATAACGGAACGATCACACTGGCGACATGTGCAGCAGCACTGGTAACATTCGGCATTTTTGTTGCCATGGCAGCCGGCATCGTCTTTGGATATCCGGTATATAAAGTATGGGAACAGAGCAAGGCCGGAGAAGCAGCATTGGCTAAAGCAACCCAGGACCGTCAAATCAAAGTCCAGGAAGCCGAAGCAGAAATGGAAGCGGCCAGCAAACAGGCCGAAGCAAACCGTATCCTTGGCGAAAGCATCCGGCAGTATCCTGAATCGATGGAACAGAAATGGGTCGAAGCCATCGAAAAGACATCGAACCAGGTCATCTACCTGCCGACCGAAGCTTCCGTCCCCATCACAGAAAGCGCCAGAATGGCACAGAAAGCACAGAAATAAGGAGTGAAAAAATTGAACATCATTGGTGTTGACGACAAATATGAAAAGATCCTCTGGTGTGCTATGCGGTATGCGCTGGGACGGAGGACATACCTTACGATGGAAGTCATTGATTACATCAAGAAAGTATTACCAGCGCTGAGTTTGGACACATTAATGATGATGCAGCAGGACATTGAAAACCAACACGACTTTGGTGATGAACTGTATGAAATGCGTTGGATGATGTTGTACGGCAATATCGTCACTGAAATCCAAAAGAAATACGCTGGCAAAAGAAAGGAACAGCCATGAAAAAGCAAGATGCAGACAAATGGTTCCGGCGGATGCAAAACCGCAATGTCCATCACGACATTGTCCAGGAAGCCATTAAGCTGGCAACGAAAGAAATTAACGCGGGACACTGGCACGGATACGCAGAAGAAATCTATTACAAAGACGGATTTCCCTGCATCCGCTGGCAGGACGGCCATTGCGCTCATTATAACGTCGTAAAAGGGACTGTATATTGAGGTGTCCGTTATGCGGCCAGCCGGCTCACAGTTGGATCTATTGCCGCAAATACAAAATGGATATCTGCCAGGACCATTGCGAAGCTTGTCCGTGGTTCATGGGTAAGATGTTATGGAATTGTCGCTATTCAGAGAGGAAGGAAAAGAATGAAAATCGCTATTTACAATTTAAAAGGGGGCGTCGGTAAGACCGTAACAACGGCAAATCTGGCCCACCTTTACGCTACACAACGAACGTATCACGTTCCGGGAAGTCATCGCGGCCAGGCACCGCAAGTGCTGATGATTGACTGCGACCCACAAGGGAATCTGACACAGTTTTATAAACGCTACAATCAGACATCTCCATGCGGGATGCGGGAAAAAGAAATCATCGGAACGGACTGGCCGTTCCTGTCGCTCATGCCTGGAAACATGGATTTGTATGAACTGGAACGCAGCTATTACGAAAGCAAGACCGTAGACGCCTTGGACAATCTGGATAAGGGCTATGATGTCGTCCTTATCGACTGCCCGCCAGCGCTGAATATGTTAACCATCAATGCCTTGAGTATCGCTGATTATATCGTTATCCCAGTACGGTTGGATGCTTTTTCCAGCCAGGGACTGGTAGAACTCGACACCCAGCTACAAGACGTCCTGCAAATCAATCCGGGGCTTCAACTGCTGGGCGTGCTCATCACGCACGATGAAAGGACTACGCTGAGTGATGAAGCGGAAGGGCTGCTAAGAGCCAGCTTCCCTGTCTTCGATACGAAAATCAGCCGGAGCCGCTGGATCATCGACAGTACATTGATGTGCAAGCCGCTGGCCGAGCTGAGCATGACCCTCAAGCCAGCATGGCAATATCGAAAATTAGCCAATGAAATCATAAAGAAGGTGAAACAATGAGCTTAATAGAAAACATGGGACTCGTCAACAAAGACAAAGACAGGACCATCAAGCAGATTCCGGTCAATTTGTTGGTAGAAAACCCGGACAACTTCTACTGTGTAGGCGATGTGGAAGAATTAAAATACTCTATTATTGCCGCCGGCGGGGTACGGCAGAATCTGGTTGTCGAACCGATGGATGACGGCCGGTATATGATTGTATCCGGCCATCGTCGGTGCAAGGCCGTCAAACAGTTGCTGAAAGAGCAGACAGTAGGGATTTCCGATACCGTGCCTTGCGAAATATCTACGGATCATTACGGAAATCAACTGCTGCTCATCGAAACCAACAGTACGGCCAGGGAGCTGACGGCTTGGGAACGGGTCGAGCAGTACATACGACTCAACAGCTTGTTCAAATATGGCATCATGACCAAGAAAATCAACGGACGCAAGCGCGATGCCATCGCCGAGGTGCTGCATGAAAGCAAGACCAATATTGCCAGGTACTCGGCCATCTCCAACAACTTGCGGAAATATTACACTGACTGGATGAAGTCGGGAAAACTCGGTATTTCCGCAGCCTATGAAGTATCTAAGATGACACCGGACCAGCAAAAAGAATTCTATGAACAGCACCTGGACGATGCTGAAATCACTTTGAAAGCTATCGACGATTTCCTAAATCCCGTCGCAACGCCAGAAGAAATGCCGGCAGCGGAAATAGAAGAACCTATGCCGGAACAGGAAGAAGTGCAGGAAGCGGGCGAAGTAGATCCGGAAGACATCTTCGCAGATGACGAAGAAGATGCAGAAGCGGACCAGGAAGCGGAATCCAGTAAGCCGGAAGAACTGGAAGAATTGCAGACGGAACACGATTTCACGATGAATGATATATATGGATACTATCAGATGATGGGAAACATATTGAAAAAATTAGATGATGGCACATGCAGCGAGGAAGAGATGATTACCAAGTTGCAAGTCCAGGCCAATAACATGATTCCGAAACTCGACCGCTTGAGATTGCTGGCCAACCAGATAAAGGAGATGAAACAATGAAGAACAGCAAACGGGAAAATCTGGAAATTGGATGCAATGCCGGAGAAACGACGACGGCAACATTAGTTTTCATGGCACTTCACGATAATTACGGATTCAGTAAGAAGCGGATGGAGCGAATAAAAAAGAAATGCAATGAATATAACCACCAATCCCTGGCTAAGGATCCGGATTTTACAGGCAGTGAATTCATCACCATGCGGACCAAGATAGAACGGCTTGGTGTCGATGAACAGCTGGAACGGGATTTCATTAACTGGATTGTTTCCGGATTAGGCATGAAAGGGAAACAACAGCGGACGGCAGCCATGTCAAGTATTGAAGCCAGTTACATTTATTTGTTCCTGGCACTGAACGAACTGTTTGGGTTTGGGGGGGCACGTTTGCGGACCATACAGAAGAAAATAAAGTTTTACGCAGCGTGCATACGGGAAGGAGAACCAGGCATCGAGGAATACATGAAATGCATGGCTGTTGAATGTGGCCAGGTATATCCGGGACTGATTGCCTGCGAAAAAAAGTACGGAGAAGTAAAGATTTATGGATAAGGGGTGGAACTATGATTTGTCCTTGCTGTGGACGGGAATTCCGGGCCAAGGGAAATGAAAAGTATTGCGAATCATGCCGGCATCGCATCTTAGATGAATATATCAAGTGGCGGCGTATGAAGACGAGAAAGAAACTAAAGAAGTGTATCGTATGTGGACGACCGATGGAACACTACACATCGCCATATGTGTGCAGCCGTGAATGTGGGAATATTGCCAAGAATATCTTGAATACAGAAAAGAAGCGGCTGTCACGGCAGGCGAATAAGCAGTGGAAGGAAAAAATGTGCTATGGGAATGGGGATGAAAAGCCCGTACCCCGGCGCAAACTCAAGAAGCCGTTATCGCCATTGGGACTCGATATTGAACAGGCGAAGCTTCACCATATGGACTATCCGACATGGATGAACAGCAAAGAACGGAAGGAATGGAAAGCACAATGCACGTAACAGATCATGAACTCAGGGCCATGGTATGGTGGGGCATGATTCTCATCAGTATTTTATTTTGGGGCGGATTTATTTATATTATGGCCCACATCTTAAATTAAAAAGGGACAATGGAAACGTTCATTATGAGCGTCTCCATTTTTCCATATATATGTATATAAAGGAAGTGATGGGCCTGTGGCCCATTGGGGCTTGTAGTAGGCGTTATATTTAGTGCCACCGGGAAAGGAAGTGAGACTATGGGGTTTGTTCGTAATGTGAAATATTTCTGCGGGAAAAGATATTTTGAAACGGATTTGTTTGAAGTTCCTGATATGGGGAAACGTGGAAAGAAGATGAGAGAAAAGAAAGTCAACCTGTCCTCACCGGATCAAATACGCCGAAATAAGAAGAAGTCATTGCGAACATTCTGCCAGAAAGTAAAAACGAATTTCACGGGCGACGATGTTTATTTGACATTAACCTATGACACGCTTCACCGCCGGGACAACGTGAAGGATGCCAAGAAAGACTTCCATAATTTCATCAAGCGCGTGAACCGTCGGCGTAAAAAAGCGGGGCTTCCCTCGGCAAAGTATATGGGAGCCATCGAACGAAAGGGAACGAATATTCATTTTCATCTGATTATTAGCGGGGGCCTGGACCGCAATGAGCTGGAAGATGTTTGGGGCAATGGCCTGAGCAATGCCAGCCGGTTGCGGATAGACGATGCAGAATTGATGCAGCGGCTCTGCCAATACATCATGAAGGAAGCCCGAAATAAGGAGAGGTTCGAGAACACATATATTTGTTCACGGAATCTGGAAAACCCGAAGGTCACGAAAACGGACTGGGCTTTTACGCATCGCAAGCTGGAAGAACTGGCTGGGCAGACCGACTGCCGGGACGTATGGGAGAAATTATATCCTGGCTATGAATTCATCGAAGCCAGCAGTACGTTCAATGAATTGACGGGCTGGCATATCACGGTAAAAATGACGAGGAGGGATAGCGACGTATATTGCAAAGACGAAAAGGGTACGCCTCCGGGGAGTCAAACTAAAACGGCTCAACGACAGCGTACACGAAAGAGACGGGTATAAGTGCATCGTCTGCGGGAGATACATCGACGACGGGGAAAAGATGCACCATGAGCCGTGCGGGATTTATAAATCAGACGAAATCAACAAAACCGTCACGCTTTGTGAGCGATGCCATTACGAACGACATCATGGGGCCAGGGCGGCAGAAATACGAACGAAGTGCGTTGCCTACTTACGAACCCTTTACGGGGATGCAGGCGCGCGCAAGGAATAGGAGGTGAGACGATGGAAGTGCATATCAGCATTACCGGGGACGACGAATCCGTGAAAAAAGTTCTGGACATTTTGACGGGCGGCCGCATCGTGGACAATCTGGAAACGACAGTGAAGCCCAAGAAGCATGCAGGACGACCGAAGAAGCATATAGAGAAAGATATTGACATGAACGAAGTGTCGGAAAAGATTTTCGGAAAGTAGGCGAGGAGAATGAACAGTGAACACTACCAAGACCCGACAGCGGAAAAAGCAATCAGCCGGGTTGAGAAGAAGCGGCAGGAGAAGCGGAAGAACCGCAGGTATCGTATACGCCGGATGCTGTTGAAGCGGGCACTGGAAGAGATTGCGACTATCTGCGGATTCAAGGTGCACATTACGTTCATCGAAAGCAAGGTGAAGTTATGATTATCAACAAGATTCACGTGAGCAGTAATGTTGTCCGAATCGGATACATCGAAAACGAAAAAGAAGTGCCGCGGGAATATACGCTGAAAAGCAAAGAACTGGCCCGGCCAGAATTATACAAGGCCATGGAAAATATTTTTCACGTCATGGCCAATGTGGATACCTGCTTTGCCGCGGTATGCGACGGGGAGATTGAAGACATCGTAATTAAATACAATCGGGACAACAGCGTAGATAATTACGTATTAACTGGAGCGATGCACGGTGATGACGGATTAGTCGCTACATTCAAGACGGAAAAGATTTATGCTAGAGCTTGGATGGAGCTGGACAATGCCGTGCGAAGCGCCATGAAGGAAGCGGAATTATTCATCCAGGGAAAACGGGCGCAGATGACGCTGGACATTGAAGCGGAAACGCCGGCACAGAAATTAAAGGGAGGGGTAGCGTGACAAGCACAGAGTATCTCAAACTGGTCTATGAGTCGGAAGAAAAAGCCAACATGCTGCTGAAAGAAATCAGTCAGATCCAACACGACTTGCTGGCATTGAATGCCATTGATTATGAAAAGCCGCGAGTCAGCGGCGGGAACGGGCGGAATGCGATGGAAGACCGGATTATCGGGTTTCTGGATAAGCGCGACAAAATGTTACGTGAATACCTTCAGACCGTAAACCGCCCGTGGGAATTCAAGAAGCTCGTCGAATGTATGGACGATGAGCGGATGCAGGCGATAATGAAGCGGCATTATTTGTGGCACGAAACCTGGGAAAAAGCCTGCGAAGGAATCTGCTCAGACAGCTGGCTTCGGCGCAAGGAAAACGGACTGCGTGCCCAGGCGCTGGAAGAATTCGACAAAATCTTCAAAAAAAAATAAAATTAGTTCATGCTAGTTCATGGTAGTTCAGGTTGGACCTGTGGTATAGTGTATATGTGAAGCAATGGGAATGGCATAGAGCACATGATTGTTTTCACCCCTCAAGAATAGATAGACACGCAAGGAGCAGCACCCCGTCCACATAGACGGGGTGTTGTACTACCCGGACAGCAGTCATGCGCCACGGGTCAATGCACAGGATGTACCTTGCCTGTATGCTGTGCGCATTGGAGACGCTGGATACAAAACAGAAAGGTTTTGCGAAGGTTTCTGGTCAACTTGAGGAAAATAAGATTTTTGATTCGATGAGTCCGGAAATTTTTATTTCTGGATTTTTTTTGACTAGGTTCTTCTGGGTTAACAAAAGCCTTGCGCGACCGCGGCGCCCGAAAGAAAACTAGATTTTAGTAAAATTTTGCCCTTAATTTATATTTTCATATATTTTCAAATGGTTTTATGTGAAGCGGGGGTATGATTTATTTATATAGCTCATGCGTTCGCAGAAACAAACCAAAATGTTAAGTCAGAGAGGAGGGAGGGCGTCATGAAAGTACGCGGGAAAGCCCGTGAAATCACGGTTACTCAGCGTTCGCTGGCCGACGCAATCGGCTTAACCCCTCCTAGAATCTCTCAGTTAATCCAGGAAGGCGTCGTCATTCGCGATGAAAAAGACAAGAGCGGCGGCGTCTTTTTGGTACAATCCATCCTCAATTACAAAGACGCCACCAAAGGAAGCGGCGGCGATGAAGACATAGACTACATGACTGAAAAGGCCCGGCATGAAAAAACGAAGCGGGAAATCGCTGAATTGCGCCTGGCCAAAATGGAACACCGCGTATACAGTGCCAAAACGGTCGAATTAGTCATGACGGAAATGTTGTCTAACTTGAGGACGCAGCTGTTAGGACTGCCGACAAAGTTGGCGCCACAGATGGAAGGGAAAACCAAAGAAGAAATTTATGTCAGATTGACGAAAGAATTGGAAGAAAAGCTATCTGAGCTGAGTGAATATAGCCCGGATCTCTTCACCGATGAGGAAGTAGAAGAGGAGGACGAGCCATGAAGTCAGCGAAAGAATTGTGGCAATATATTTCCCGACACGGCTTGAAACCGCTGCCGAAGACGTCTGTCAGCGAATGGGCTGATACGTATCGCTATTTGTCGGCCGGTGTTTCGTCAGAGCCGGGCAAATGGCGGACAGAACGGGCCGAGTATCAACGGGCCATCATGGATGCCTTCACAGAACCCGGCGTACATCGCGTCGTCGTCAAGTCGGCGGCACAGATTGGCAAATCAGACATCATGAACAACGTCATCGGCCGCTTTGCCCACCTGGACCCGGCTTCCATCATGATGATACAGCCGACAGTAGACATGGCCCAGGATTATTCCAAATCACGTATCGCTCCCATGATCCGTGATACGCCCGTATTGAGTTCGTTGTTCTACGATGTGAAGCGGGCCGGGGATAAGACGGCTAAAACCAGGGATGGAAACAACACGATTCTGTCAAAATTCTTCCCAGGCGGCCGACTGGTCATGTGTGGAGCTAACAGTCCGGCCGGACTGGCCAGCCGTCCAATACGGATTCTGCTGGCCGACGAGGTGGACCGGTTTCCCGATTCGGCTGGCACCGAAGGCGACCCGGTAGACCTGGCAGCCAAACGAATGACGACATTCTGGAACCGGGTCATGGGGCTGTTTTCGACGCCGACAACCGAGGGAAGCAGCCGGATTGATGCGGAATACATCGCCGGCACACAAGAGGAATGGCAGCATCAATGCCCTAATTGCGGGGAATGGCATCTGCTCCGGTATCTCGACATGGAAACCGATGCAGAGACCTACAAAGATGACCGGGGCGAACGTCATGCTATCGTACATCACGTGAAATGGAGATGCCCGGCATGTGGTTATGAATTCACGGAACGGCAAATGAAGAACGCTGTTCAAGGCTATCGAGCACAGAATCCAAAGGCCAGGTCGAATGGTATCCGTTCCTTTTTCATCAATGCCTTCACCTCTCCCTGGACCAGCTGGAATGAAATTATGCGGGAATGGCTGGAAGCCAAAGGGGACCCGACACGCGAACAGGTTGTTGTAAACACGCGGTTCGGCGAAAGCTATCGACAACCAGGGGCATTCGATGATGAAACAATCTTCGTCAGGCGCCGCGAATCGTATGGAGCAGAGTTGCCAGATGGCGTGCTGTTATTGACAGCAGCCGTAGACACGCAGGACAACCGACTGGAATATGAAGTATGCGGCTGGGGTGCCGGTGAAGAGTCGTGGGGTATCCGCAAGGGCGTTATTTTAGGCTGTCCAGACCAGAAATCAACCTGGGAAGAATTGGATACCATCCTTGAACACGTGTACCGCTTCAAAAACGGAACCGGGCTGAAAATCGTCCGTACCTTCATCGACTCTGGCGGCCATTATACCGGTCATGTATATCGCTATTGCGAAGCGAATTTTACCAAACAGCGTTTCGCTATCAAAGGTTACAGCAACATGCCGGGTATTCCATTGAACTACAAAATCGGGAAGGCTTCGGGGACGCCGATACCGCTGGTCATCCTCGGCGTCGACGACGGCAAGCAGCAGGTCATGAACCGCCTGGCCATCAAAGCCCCAGGGCCTCAATACATGCATTTCCCGTTGAATGAAAACAGCGACGGCTTGGATAACCGGGGATACGACGAACTCTATTTCAAGGGACTTATTTCCGAACATAAGACGAAAGTCAAGAAAAATGGAGTTATCCGTGAGGTATGGCAGACGACAACAGGTGTCCGAAACGAACCTCTGGATCTTCGTGTCTACAACCTGGGATGCATGTTGTCGGTCAATCCGCAATGGGATGAACTGCAAACTATCATGAAACAGCCGGCGCAGGAAGCTGCTGTCAGAAAAGAACCACCTAAGCCCGCAAGGAAAAGACGGGTCAGCAAACAGACGAACATTTGGTAGGAGGCACCATGAGTAAACTGCAAAATGAACGACTGGCCCGGTATGTAGAAGCCGAGAAGGCCGTTTTGATGGGACAGTCGTATACCATCGGGAACCGGACCATGACAAGAGCGGACTTGTCCAGCATCCGCGTCGCCATCGACAACCTGATTGCCAGCGGGGCGACGCTGGACGACAGCGAAACGCCAGGGAAAGGGCGCGGGAAGCGCATTGTATTTTTCGATTAAGGAGGGCCGACAATGGCAAAACGAAATAAACGGTCACGACAAAAGGCGCGGACGCCGACAATACAGAACAGCGGTTATTCAAACGGCGGGGCTTCGCACGAAAGCAATATTCTAAAAGCCTACAATCCGCGAAAATATTCCGCAAAATCAGACGTAAACGCCAATCTGTATACGTTGCGCAATCGCAGCGCTGACCAGTCCATCAATACGCCCATCGGGGCAGCGGCTATCATGACCAGTTCACTGCACACCATCGGGGCGGGGTTGCATCTGTTTCCGCGCCCCAAGTACAAGCTGTTAGGGATGACGGCCGATGAGTCCCGGGAATGGTCACGCCATGTAGCCCAGGAATTCGACCTGTGGGCCAGCTCGACACAGTGCGATTTGACGAGGCGCAATAATTTTTATGACATGCAGGACATCAACTACACGGGCTATCTCGTGGATGGCGATGCCTTTTGCCTGTTCAAGCGCCGGCCGCCGACAGCGGATATGCCGTACAGCTTGCGCCTGCAACTCCTGGAAGGCAACCGGGTAAGTAATCCCTATGGCCGGGACTACTATGGTATTACCGGGCCGTATGCCGTCGAAATGACGGCGCCCACACCGGGGAACAAAATCATATCCGGCGTAGAAATCGACCCGGATGGAGCCGTCGCCGCCTATTGGGTATCGAACAAAGTACCTGGCGACCCGGTAGATATAGGGACGATTGCCTCCTGGACCCGCGTCAAAGCATGGGGCGACATTTGCGGCATGCCAAACATCATACAGACCAGCAATGACCAGCGGCCGGAACAATATCGGGGAGCGCCGTATTTATCCCCTGTCATTGAGACGTTGAAACAAGTCAGCCGTTACACGACAGCCGAGCTGACAGCTGCCATTGTAAAGTCTTTTTTCTCGCTGTTTTTCACAGAGTCCCAGACATCTGGCGGCACGCTGAATGACTTCATCGGCAAAACCATTGACCCCCAGGGCGGGCCCGTCATCGACCCGGACGAATACGCATTAGGGCCTGGAACCATCAATGCCCTGCCCCGTGGGGTCGATGTCAAAAGCGTCGATGCGTCGCGCAGCATGTCAACGTTTGACGCCTTCACGACGAAGCTGTTGGAAATGGTCGGCAGCGCCATCGGCCAGCCTTACGAAGTCCTGATGAAGCATTTCACGTCATCCTATTCGGCCTCCCGTGCCGCCATGCTACAGGCGTGGGAAGAATATAAGCGCCGGCGCATCTGGTTCGCCCGCGATTTCTGCCAGCCTGTCTATGAAATGTGGCTGGCCGAAGCCATTGCCATCGGCCGCGTCAAAGCACCGGGATTCTTCACGGATCCATTAATTCGGAAATGTTGGTGCAATGCCGATTGGTATGGACCAACCATGACGATACTTGACCCGGTAAAAGACGTCAATGGCAGTGCCTTGCGGACGACATACGGTTTGAGCACACGCGAACGAGAAGCGGCCGAACTGACAGGCACGGACCTGGAAGAAAACCTGGAACAGCTGGCATACGAACAGAAGATGATTGAAAAATACGGCCTGACTATCGGAAGCCCGGAAGTGCTGGCCGACAAAGGAGAGACAACCCATGAAGAGTAAAAGATTTTGGCGTTTCGTCAATGAAGCGGGCGATGACAATGCAGAACTGCTGCTGTATGGCGCCATCGCTTCGCAGTCATGGTACGACGATGACGTTACGCCGCGCCAGTTCAACGACGATTTGAAAGAATGTGGCGGCAAGAATCTGACAGTACGTATCAACAGTCCCGGTGGCGACGTATTCGCGGCCCAGGCCATTTATACGATGCTCAAAGGCTACAGCGGCAAGAAGACCATGCACATCGACGGGATGTGTGCCAGTGCGGCCACTATCATCGCTTGTGCTGGCGACAGCGTCGAAATGCCGCGGAATGCACTGTATATGATTCACAACCCGGCATCTTTTCTCATCGGCGGCTACGATGAACAGGGCCTGGCCAAATTGCAGAAAGCATTGGCATCGACGAAAGAAACGATTTTGAACGTCTATGCGGAACGATGTCATAAGACAACGGATGAATTGGCACAGATGATGGACGATGAAACGTGGATGACGGCCGACCAGGCCCTGGAAAATGGTTTTATCGACGCCATCGACGAAGACTATCAGGTCACGGCCAGCCTGAATGACAATATGCTGATTGTCAATAATATTTCCTGCCCGTGTCACATGAAGAACCGGGCACAGCTTGAAAAGATCATCAACAAAGGAGAAAAAAACATGGATGATAAAACCTTAGCCAGCAAACTGGAAGCCTTATTGGGTTTGAACCCGCAGAACGCGAACAAGGATGCGGATGAATCGAAGCGAATCGCTGAATTGAAGGCATTGAAAAACGGGAACGTATACACCGATGCCATGATTGACCGGGCTATCAGCGACGGTCGGACAGCGGATGATGTAGCTCCCTATATCGAAGCCGTCGCCGGCGTACAGTCGCCGAGTGACCAGGCATTGGCAAGCGTGCGAACCATGATTATGGAACAGATGCAGTCCGGATCTGAACAGGTAACGCCTGTGCCCAAAACAGGGATGCCGCAGAACCAGGCAGCCGTAAAGAAAGCTCAGGACATTGAAGACGTAGTCAATGCAGCGAATAGATTGAGAGGTGCAAAATAATGGCAATCAGAGAAGTCATCGACATTAAACACGACCAGCTTATCGGCGGGCCGGAAATTCCGATTTTGCTCAAGAACGTCACATTAACGGCTGGGACAGCCATGAAACGCGGCACGCTGATGACCGTTACCGGGACAGCCGCTGTGGCTACGGCTAAAGCCGCTGTTGCCAATGCTATTTTGAGTTGCGACGTGGATGATAAAGCCACCGTTGCGACGGTCTATGTTTCCGGCCGATTCCATCGCGAATACCTCATTGCCGCCAGCGAAGATACGGTTGACGCCCATGAAGACGAATTGCGAAATGCCGGTATTTTCTTGACATCTGTACACTAGGAGGAACTGAATATGGCTATTGAATTGAGAGATACTGTATCTTTGATGCAGGCAATGGAACGGATTACGCCGCCGGCATCTTTTTTGCTTGATACCTTTTTCCCGCTTGTACCGGCGACAGCCGTTACGACCAAGATTGCCGTAGAATACCGCAAGCGTGGCCGTCAGCTGGCCCCCTTTGTCGTTCGTGGCGCAAAAGGAGCGAGCCTGAAAGACACGGGCTCTAAAATCGCTATCTACCAGCCGCCGATGATGGGGCCGAGTAAGGTAGTAGATCCGGAAGAATTATCGGAACGCGGCTTCGGCGAAAACATCTACAGCACGACGACACCGGCCCAGCGCGCAGCCATCAAGCAGGCTGAAGATATGGTGGATTTGCAGAACGCAATCATAAACCGCAAAGCGAAGATGGCGGCGGATATCTTGCAGACTGGTAAATGCGACATCGAAGGTTATGCCGATGACGGTAAGACGGTGTTGATTGACACCATTGCGTTTGACTTTGACCATAAAGTCACGCCGACGACAACTTGGGATAAAGCCGGCGCGACGATTTACAGCGACATCAAGAACGCTTCGGAACTCATCCAGGAAGACGCCGGTATCGTCCCGACCATGATGATTTGTGGGAAAAACATCGCAGATTATTTGCTGAGCAATGACCAGATCATGAAATGGATGATGGTTCCGACGGCGGACAATCTGTCCCTCATGGGCTTCCAGCCGCAGATCATCAGTCCGCAGATTACTCACGTCGGGCGCATCAAATCGCTGAACCTCGACGTCTATACCTATGCAGAAACGTACACCGACGATGCCGGGAAATCGCAGTATTTCATCGACCCCGATACGGCCATCATCGCCATTCCGGGCCGCGGCAGTCAGCTCCACGGCGCCTGCACCCTGCTCAATGATGCCGGCACGGCCTACGAAACCTTCGTTGCACCGTATGTGCCGTACTATAACGGCAACAAGGATACGCAGGTATTGAGCTTCTACATGTACTGCCGTTGTGTCCTGGCTCCGCAGTTTGTCGACGATTGGGTCGTCATCAAAGCGAAATAGGAGGGATGACCATGAAGTTAGTCGTTACATACGGCTGCGTTTCCATGGGCAAGCACTTATATCGGACTGGTGAATCGTTCGAGTTGCCGGACGATGAAGCGGAAAAACTCATGGAACGGGCCGATGAACAAGTTGTTGCCTTGGTTGGGGACAAAGTGGCCCTGGCTAATGAGCCAGAGACGGAAGAATCGCCGGCAGACGAACCGGGGATGGAACTGCCCCAGGCCGATGCCGCCGCAGCCGTCCAAAAATGAGCACGTTCAAAGAAATGGTAGCTTCGGACATTCCGGCTTTTCTCAATGCTGATGAATTTGCCGAAACACATGAGCTGAATGGCAAGAAGTATACATGCATCGTGCAGAGTCCCAAAGAAGAAGCTATGTTCCAGACACAGGAAATCTATTCCGGCTTCGAGGGAACCCATGGCCAGGTCATCATCATCCATATCGCTAAAGACGATTACCGAGAAGTCCCAGCGGAAGGAGAAAGCTTTACTGTCGATGGCGATTACTGCCTGGTAGATAACGTCATCGACGACATGGGTATCCTGACGATGACCCTGCACAAGAATCACTAGGAGGGCCTATGAGCGTAGAAATCGACATCCAGGGAGATAAAAAAATAATGGATGCCCTGTCCACTCTGAGCGACAAAGAAATCGCCAGGGCAGCCGTAGCGGCCGGGAAGCGGGCAGCCACAGCGGCACGACAGGCCGGAACGAAGGGAATCCGAAGCATTTATACCATGAAGGCCGGGGATTTGAAAGCCAAGGCGCAGATCCGGGCTGATGAGGACGGGGCTACCATCCTTGTCAAAGGGGCGCCCGAGGCAATCCATAAATACCAGGCCAAGAAGCGGCGGGACGGCGTCTTCGTATCTGTAAAGCGAGGGAAAATGACGCATGTCCCCCGCGGCTTTAGCCTGGGCGGGGCATTCGTCGCCCGTAAGGGCAAGGAAAGATACCCGCTGAAAGGCATCTATGGGCCAGCCGTGCCGCAGTTATTCGGCAATCCCGATGTACTGAGCGTCATGATGGACCGTGGCAGTGATGTCTTTGAAGAACGATTGGAACATGAAATCGAATACAGATTAGGGAAGTGATGCGATGACCCCATTGGAATGTGCGGAAGGTATCGCGGAATTCTTGAAAGAAAAATTCACGGCTTACCAGGAATATTGTGAAGGCCGGCCAGAAAATATCTTTTCGAGTATCGATACGGATGTAAATGTATATGCCGGATTCCTGCCCCGGGCGAATAACCGGGCAGACCAAAAGAAACTTTGTCCGGCCGTCGTGATACGGCCAGAAGCTACGACAGACGACCGGGATAAATCAGTTACATCTATCGTCATCTACGCGACCATTTACGATGAAGATATGACCTATGGAGCTCATATGTTGTTCCATTTCCTCGAATTCATCCGCTATCACCTGCTGGCCAACAATCCCATTGCCAAGAAATGGTTCATTGATATAGATGACGGGAATATCAAGACGACGATTCCCGATGACCAGCCGTTCCCACAATGGGTAGGTGTCATTGAGTTCGACGTATTCATTCCGCAGCCACGTCAAACTCATTGGGAGGTTTTAGGAGGCAGATACGATGAGTGAAAACAGCGGGCCGGTCATCTACGTCGGCCCAGCCTATAAAGACACGGAAATCCACACGAATCAGATTTTCGCAGACGGGATTCCTGCAAAATATAAGGACGACCCGGTATATAAGCATCTGTTCGTCACAGCGGGCGAATTGGATGCGGCACAAAAAGAAGTTAAATCTACAGGCTCGTTGAGAAACATCATGTATAAACGGGCCATGGCATTACACGGAGGTAAGTAAAATGGCATTTTTCCACGGCGTAAAAGCAAGCGAAGTCCCGACCTCGATTGTGGCGACTGTCGCCACTGATTCCGGCTTGCCGGTTGTCTTCGGGACGGCGCCTGTCCATCTGACAGAAGACCCGACGGCCTATGTCAATAAACCCGTCATCTGCTACAGCTGGAAGGAAGCGACGCAGAATTTGGGGTATCATCCCGACTGGGATAAGTACACGCTCTGCGAAGCGATGTATACCGAATTCAAACTGTACAATGTAAAGCCCATTGTATTTGTCAATGTATTGGACCCGACCAAACATAAAGTGTCCGTTTCGGACACGGCCAAGACAGTTACGAAGAAACAGGTCATCCTTACAGACCCGGTCTTATTGCATACGCTGACCGTCAAGGGCAGTGCAGACGGGTCCGCAGCCACCTTGGATACGGACTATACGGCGGCATATGACGATGATGGTCAGCTCATCATTACACTCTTGGATGATGGTGCACTGGCCTCCGTATCGAGCATCCATGTTGCTTATGACAAATTAGATCCGACGGCTGTCAAAGATGACGACATCATCGGCGGCATGTCCACGGATGGCAAAAACAAAGGGCTGGAACTCATCGACGATATTTATTTCCAGATTGGCAAAGTTCCGGGCCTGCTGGCAGCACCGGGCTGGTCTGAAAAGCCGGCCATTGCCGCTGTCATGAAAGCCAAAGCGGCTAAAATCGACGGCTTGTTCCCTTGCATGGCACTGGTAGACATCAATACGGAACAGGTCAAAAAATACGCCGACGTCAATATGTGGAAAAACGGCAACAACTACACGGGGAACAACCAGATTGTCTGCTGGCCGTGTGCTAAAAATGGCGATATGGTTTTCCACTTATCGACTCATATCATGGGCATCATCGGCGTTACCGACGGCAATAACGATGACGTCCCGTATCAGTCGCCGTCCAACCAGACATTACAGGCGACAGGGCTGTGCCTGAAAGATGGCAGTGAAGTAAATCTCAATCTGACACAGGCCAATCTGCTTAATGAACAGGGCATCGTTACGGGCTTGAATTTCTCCGGCGGCTGGAAGTCCTGGGGGAACTTTACCGGTGCTTATCCAGGCACGACAGATGTCAAAGATATGTTCATCTGTGTCCGGCGCATGTTCAACTGGCAGTATGTCACCTTCATTTTAACGAACTGGCAGAAGACAGACCAGCCAATCACTCCGAGACTGGTAAAAACGCTAGTAGACAGCGAACAGGTGCGGTTGAATGGGCTGACGTCACGAGGATACCTCTTAGGGGCCAGTGTCCAGTTCCTGGCTGATGAAAACCCGACGACTGATTTACTGGCCGGCATCTTCCGGATTCACACGAAGCTGACGCCGCCAGTTCCGGCACAGGATATTGAAGATACCTTTGAGTATGACGTATCGAATTTTGAAGTATTATTCTCGTAAGGAGGGAAACCCATGGCAGTAAATAAAATCCCGGAAGTCATCAATGATATGCGGGCTTATATCGACGGCGCCGACGATTTAATCGGCGTCAACGAAGTCGAATTGCCGGATTTGAAATCGCTGACAGAAGATATTGAAGGCATCGGCGTCGCTGGTAAAATCGAAGCGCCCATTGCTGGCCATTTTGATTCCTTGGAATTGAAGATGACCTGGCAGGTGCCGACGAAAACGAGTTCCCGACTGGTTGGCGGCAGCACATTGGCCCTGGAACTCTACTCGGACATCCAGAACTGGGACAGCGGCGCCAATGATTATGAACACGAGCAGTACCGCGTCGCCGTCCGCGGCCGCGTCAAGAGCCACAACCCTGGCAAATTCAAAGCCGGGTCCAAGACGGACAGTGAAACCGTCATCGAATGTACGTACTTCAAAATTGAAATGGGCGGCGCTACGCTCTGTGAAATCGACAAATACGGCTACAAAGCCATCGTAAACGGTATTGACCTGTTACAGCAGGTTCGCGCCAATATTGGTATGAACTAGGAGGATTCCCATGAAAGAAAAAGAAAACGAACTCGTCAACGCTGAAATCGTAGATCAGGAAAATATCCTGCATCTGACAACTCCGCTGCCGAACGGGCAGACGGAAATCTATTTTGACTTTGCAAAGCTGAACGGCTATGCTCTGCTGGCTTGCATGAGCCAGGCTAAAAAGAAAGACAAACTTATGACAGTACCGGCATTATCCATGGAATACCAGGCTATGGTTGCTGCTGCGGCCGCTAAAATGAAGTATGACGACATCCTCAACTTGAGTGGCCCTGACTTCATGGCAGCCTGCTTGAAGGCGCAGAATTTTTTACTGCCCAAGGAGCCGTAGAAAACATAAGATTGTCGGCTATGAGGCTTGCCAAGTACACAAAAACGCCGATTGGATGGTTCCTGGAACAACCAATCGGCGATTTTCATGCCTGGATTCAAGTCATGAATGAAGAAGTAGACCGGGAAAAAGAAGAAATAGAGAAGGCCAAGAAGGGAGGGCAATAAGATGAGTCGTGTCATGGAATTAGCTATTGCCATCAAGGGCCGTCTGGATGGGTCTGTAGCTTCGTCGATGCAGCGGGCTATTGCAGAATCCAAAGAACTGAAAACGCAAATCAAAGCGGCCAATGATGCCATGCGAAATGCACAGCGGGCGGCATCGGCAGAGCAACGGGCAACCGGACAGGTCAGCGTAGCGTCATATCGTCAGATTGCCGCCCTACAGGCTCGTATCAATGATTTGACACAGCGACGGTCAGATATTTTAGATGCCCAGGCCAGGAAACAAAAAGCGCAAGCAGCGTTTGACAACGCCCAAAGCAAACTGAGTAGTACAGCCACAAAAGTTGCAATCAGTGCAGCTCCGTTAATTGCAGCAACTAAAGCTGCCGTGGATTTTGAAAGCGCCATGGCTGATGTACGTAAAGTTGTTGATTTTGACACGCCGCAACAATTTGCGCAAATGAATGAAGACGTATTGAAGTTATCGACTAATTTGCCGATGGCGGCGGATGATATTGCCAAAATCGTAGCCGCTGGCGGACAGGCAGGGATAGCACGTCAGGATTTGATGCAGTTTGCTGAGGATGCGGTAAAAATGGGCGTCGCATTTGACGTCACGGCCGAACAAGCCGGGGATATGATGGCTAAATGGCGCAGCGCCTTTAAATTGAACCAGCAGGACGTTGTAGCCTTAGCCGATAAAATCAACTATCTGGGCAATACGACAGCAGCCTCAGCCCCATTGATTTCGGATGTTGTGACCCGAATCGGGCCACTGGGCGAAATCGGCGGGGTTGCATCCGGCGAAATTGCCGCCTTAGGGGCTTCGATGATAGCGACTGGCGTACAGTCCGACGTAGCGGCAACAGGTATCAAAAATCTGATTCTGGGGATGACAGCCGGTGAAGGTGCTACCAAGAGCCAGGCCGCTGCCTTCCAACAGTTGGGTTTTGATGCGGCAGATATGGCCAAGCGGATGCAGACTGATGCCAAGGGAGCCATTATGGACGTCTTCCGGGCACTGCAATCTTTGCCGAAAGACCAGCAGGCCAGCGTTCTGGCCGATTTGTTCGGCAAAGAATCTATTGGTGCTATTGCGCCTTTGTTGACCAATTTGGACGCATTGGAAAGTAATTTCAAAAAAGTCGGGGATGCATCGCAATACGCGGGGTCCATGGAAGCGGAATATCAAGCACGAAGCAGAACAACAGCGAATCAGTTACAATTGGCCAAAAACGCCATTGTTGCCGTAGGGATAGGCATTGGCTCAGCATTATTGCCCGCTATCAACGGAGTTTTAAACGCAATAATTCCAGTGGTATCTGCCTTTGCAAACTGGGCACAGCAAAACCAAGGAATAGTACAAACCATGGTTGCCTTGGCGGCCAGTTTTGCCGGTGTTTTGTTAGCCGCAAGATCGTTATTAGCAATAAGAGCTGGATTCAATATGCTTAAAGAAACGGCTCGTTTATTTTATACGGTAAACCAAAACGGACAAATTGTCTTACGTGGGGCCGCGATGGCTTCCAATATTTTCAAAGCCGGGTTAAGCGGGCTTGGCACAGCGTTTCGCCTTGCGGCGACGGGAGCCCGAGCCTTAGCCATGGCCCTCATGGCCAATCCCATCATCGCCATTATTGCCGTCATCATTGCTGTTGTAGCCGCCATCATTTATTTTTGGAATACCAATGAACAGTTCCGGGCCGCAGTTATTGCGATTTGGAACAATATCGTATCTTTCGGCATGAGTCTGTTTTCAGCCCTGGCCGCTTTCTTCACCGGCGTATGGAATGGCCTGGTCGCGATTGCCACAGCCGTCTGGAGCGGTATCATGACCGTGGCGACGATGGCCGTATCGGTCATCATGGACATCATATCCGCCTTTGGGGCCTTCTTCACCGGGGTCTGGGATGGATGTCTGGCCATCGCATCGGCCGTGTGGGATGCTATTTCCAGTTTTGTATCGGCCGCAGCCAGTGTCATAGACGGTATTATTTCTGCCCTGGTAGATTATATATCCTCTGCCTGGGACAGCGCGGTAGCGGCAGTACAAAGTTTTGCCAGTAGTGTCATGGATGCCATTGGCCAGGCCGTAGACTGGGCTATGGACAAGTGGAATAGACTGGTCAATGCCTTATCCCATCCAATTGATACGGCTATCAATATTGCACAAAACATAACACGTACAATCAGTAAAGCAACCAGCAGCGGTGATGACGTCAGCGAAAACGCCAGAGGTGGCATTTATCAGCGTGGGGCCTTCCTGACAACATTCGCCGAAGACTCGGCAGAAGCCGCTATCCCTTTAGACGGGTCGGCACGAGCTATCTCATTGTGGCAGCAGGCCGGAGCCGCGTTAGGTGTCATGCCCAAAACGCCACAGCGGATGAGCACAGGAACAGCCAAAGCCCCGACGTACAGTAACAGCAGTATCACACTGGATTTCCGGCCGACTATCAACGTCCAGGGCGGTGGCGACGTCGCTGATGCCGTCCGTCAAGCCTTGGAAGAACAGGCGCGGCAATTTCAACGGGAACTGCCTAAGATGCTGGACAAGGTATCGGCAGGACGGAGGCGGTTGAGCTATGAATAAGTACACGACGGTCCAGGGCGACATGTGGGATGCCATCGCATACAAGATTTTCGGCAACGAACTATATATGAATGAACTGCTGGAAGCGAATAACGACTACAGAAATGTAGCCGTTTTTCCGGCAGGCATTGTTCTAACGGTGCCGGAAATCAATACCATCCAGTCATCCAAGATTTTGCCACCATGGAAGCGGTGATGCCATGTCCCTAGAAACGATTAAAGCCAAATTAAATGAATGGAAAAAAGAACTGACGCCGGGGACATTCCTCGGACGCCGGGCCTATGCTCAAATACTGTATACGCCGGCAGGAGAAACAGAGAGCAAAGACATATCCGAGGATATGATGAAGTATCTGCTATCCATTGAAGTGACGGACAACCTGTCCGGCCAGGTTGATGATATGACAGTCACCCTGGAAGACAGGGCGCAGCTGTGGCAGGACACATGGTATCCGGAACCGGGGTCCAAATTGGACATTACCCTTTATACGCTGAACAAAAACGGCGTCAACGAGGGCATCAAAGAACTGCCAGTCGGAGAATTTGAAGTCGATGAAATCGAAATCAACGGGATGCCGACGACGGTACAAATCAAAGCCGTCAATGCCATTGCTGATACGTCATTGCGAGGCATTAAGCAGAATCAATCCTGGGATAATATCAGCCTCTATAAAATCGCCAATGACATCGCCTGGAGAAATGGCATGTCACTGGACTATGAGCCGGGGGCCCAGAACAATCCATCGTATGAGCATGTCGAGCAGTCAGACGCATCAGACCTTGAATTTTTAAAAAAGCTATGTGATGATGCCGGCCTGGATCTGAAAATATCGACCAAGACCATTATCATCCTCGATGAATACCAGTTGGAAAACCAGGAGCCGTTGATTGTATTCTGGCGGCCAGGGACAGCCTCGTTTTCAGAGCAGACGAGCGATGATGACGTATCGCCTGAAAACCCGCTGAACTTCACGGATTTCCTGTCCTACTCAATGAAAGCCAAGACCCGTGATATTTATCGGGCCTGCCACGTTAAATACAAGCAGGGCAAGAACAAAGAAGTCATCGAGGGCTATTTTGAAGCCCCGAATAAGCAAACGGGGCTGACGCTGGAAGTGAATGAACAATGCGACACAGTGGACGCCGCAAATAAGCTGGCCAAGAAAAAATTGCGAGAGCAGAACCGGGATGAAATCACGGCATCTTTTAGCCTGTACGGCGACTTCCACTTCATGGCCGGTATTGTCGTCGGTTTCATGAACTTCGGCGCCTTTGACGGGAAATATATCATTACCAAGGCGACGCACAGTCTGGGCAATGGGTATGTACTCAGCCTGGAAATGAGGAGGTGCCTCGATGGATACTAACATCAAAAAGCTGTTGGAGAACCTGATATTTTACGGAACCGTATGCGCACTGACTCCAAAAGACGGAACCGTGCGCGTATGCCGTGAAGATAAGGGAAACAAGGTAACGAACGATTTGTTCGTCCTTCAACGCGGCTCATCGGAATCGAAAGATTTCTGGATGCCGGCTGTCGGGGACCAAGTGCTCTGCATACAGATGCCGAACTTTTCGGGTGCCGGCGTAGGCGACGGATTCGTGCTGGGGACCTTCTTCAGCAGCACTGATGCGCCGCCTGGCGGAGCCGATGCCAATACAAGGGTCATCGACACGCCGGGAAATCTGAAAATCAATGTTGGCGGGGCTTTGCAGATTAATGCTTCCAGTGGGGATGTGGTAGTCAACGGCATATCACTCGTGTCACATGTACACGGCGGCGTCACGCCGGGTGGCAGTAAAACGAGTACGCCAGAATAGGAGGTGCTATGTATATCGGATATATGGGCAGTCTGCCATTCATCGTATCGTCGCATTATCTAAGGACGCCGGCCAACTACCAGACCGAGGCAGGAAGCCGCTGGCAGGACCATGACATTATTTATCATAAGCCGGTCAGCGAATTCATCGGGCCGAAATTACGAACAATCACTTTTGACCTCATCCTTACAGCATCGCACAATATTGCGATAAAGAAGGACCTGGCAACGATGAAGGAGATGTGCGAAAACGGTACCGTATTTCCACTGATCATCGGGATGCGGCCAGTCAGCCAGAATTATTGGCGCCTGGACTCCATGTCCGTTTCGGACACTTTTTTCAGTTCCGTCGGGGCATTGATTTGGGCCAAAGTAAACGTCAAGCTGGTCGAATATGATGATAGCAACTACCAGGAAGAAAAATCAAAATTAAACCTTTATGGAAGCATTGCTAACGGGATATTAACCGTATTTAGATAGGAGGTATCCATGGAATATGTTGTAATGCCAGAAGCAAAAACCATTGATCTTGCGCCAGCAACAAAAATCGAAGAAATATTGCAGAACGTCCGGACTATCTTGGGGACTGTAAAATTCTCAGTGCCGCTCGATAGGGAGTTTGGAATTTCCGGGGATGCTGTAGATAAGCCCATGCTACAAGCAGAAGCGATTTTGTCGAGTGAAATCTTTGCTCAAATCAAGCGCTACGAGCCAAGGGTAAGCATTACGGAAATAACATTCACTGGCGATATAAACGGACGACTCACGCCGAAAGTGACGGTGAAAATTAATAATGAAACTAGCTGATTTACCGGACATCGAATTCGTAGACGGGGACGCGGAGAAAATCAAAGCCGCCGTCTTTAACGACTATACCAGTATAACCGGACGGACCTTAGCCCAGGGCGACCCAGTGAGATTATTTTTGCTGGTCGTAGCCGAAGCGATTGTCCGGCTTGTAAATAATCAAAATTACATCGGAAAACAGAATTTGCTGAAATATGCGTCCGGCGGAAACCTGGACAACCTCGGCGCTTTTTCCGACACGACGCGAATACCGGCATCGGCCGCAACGACAACGCTGCTGATTACGTTGGCAGCTAAACGCGAACAGGAAACTATCGTAAAATCCGGAACGCGTGTAGCGACGGACAGCGGCATTTATTTCGCAACCAACGAAGATGCGGCCGTCCTGGCCGGGAACCTGACAACGACGGTAAAAGCAACATGCCAAACAGTTGGCACAGTCGGAAATGGGTTTCTCCCAGGCGAAATAAAATCCATAGTTGATCCGGTGGCTTATGTGGCTTCTATCGTCAATACGACGACCAGCGCAGGCGGCGCCGATGAAGAGTCAGATGACGACTATCGAGAACGCATCCACGAAGCGCCGGAAAGGTTTTCTACAGCAGGGCCGACAGGGGCTTACGAGTATTGGACGAAGTCGGCTAACAGCGGCATCATCGACGTTGCCGTAACCAGTCCCAGCGCCGGTGCCGTTGAAATACGGCCGCTCATGACAGGCGGGACACTGCCGGAGCAGGAACTACTGGACGCGGTAAAAACGGTAGTATCTGCGGATAAAGTACGGCCGTTGACCGATAACATATCGGTCGTCGCACCGGATGCGGTATCCTATGACATTACCCTGACCTATTATACCGACGTCGGCACGGCGGAATCTACTGTCAAAGACGCCGTAACGACAGCCGTAAATAACTATCGGCTGTGGCAGAAATCTAAAATTGGCCGGGACATCAACCCGTCGCGACTGATTGCCAATATTATGGCTGTCGCCGGCGTAAAACGCGTCATCGTCACGGCGCCGAACTATACCGTGCTGACAGGCGTACAAGTTGCCCAGGATAAAACGGTATCCGTCGTCTTAGGAGGGAGTGAAGACGAGTGATAGATGCGGATTACAAAATCGCAGAACATTTGCCGGAATCCATCAACAAAGACCCCGTACCGGATTTGGCCCGCGTCGTCGATATGGCGCTGTCCGACATCAATCCTGATTTACTACTGATTTACCCGGCCATTGATGACCTGCCGGAAGCGCTCATTGACCATCTGGCGGAGCAGATGCATGTCGACGAATACGATGACAATTCAGAATTATCTGTAAAAAGGCAGCAGGTCAAAGAATCGTTTTTACTACATAAATTCAAGGGTACGAAGTATGCGGTACAGCGGGCCGTAGCTACGGTGTATCAATCAGCTGTGGTGCAGGAATGGCCTGAATACAACGGTCAGCCCTATCACTTCCGAGTAACGCTGATAACGGCTCCATTAGATGGAGCAACACTAATCAATAAAATGGTAAGGTTGATCAATGCGTATAAAAACACGCGATCATGGCTGGATTATGTGCAATTCATCAGGCGAAGCACAGGAGAAGCTAAGTTCGGCGCGAATATGAGTATTGTTCGCCAGACATGCATTACATTTGATTTAAAACAAATGCTGATAGCACAGAAAGATATTTATTTTGCCGGTGCTGTTGGCACATTCAGGAGGGATGTCATTCATGGCAAATTGGAATAAAATCACCATGACCGATGTCGGGGCGACATTGCAAGCCAAAATCAATGCGGGCCTGACTACACTCACGTTTACTCGTGTTGCTATCGGGTCCGGTACGCGGACCGGGTCGTTGAACAGTGCAACAGCATTAATCAATGAACAGATGACACTGGGAATCAATAAAATTACGCAAAGCGGGAATACCGTAACGCTAGAGCTGACTATCAGTAACAGTGGGGTTAAAACGGGGTTCAAGATATCAGAGCTGGGACTATTTGCGACGGACCCGGATGTCGGTGAAATCATGTATGTGGCGATGACGGACGACAATCCAGATTATATGCCAGCCGAAGGCGGAAGCACGGTTGTACAGCAAGAATTTCAGTTACAGTTTACCATGAGCAATACGGGTAACGTGTCAGCGACCATCAACCCTAACGGGTTCCTGACGGTAGCGCACAACACCGATGAAACGGCGCATTTAAACCGCCTGTGTGTTTCTGATACATCGGGGAAACCGGCATCCATGGCTGATAACGGCATTTGGGTCGAGCTTTTAGAGTAGGTGGTATCATGCTGAGGGTCAAGAACAATGAAATTTATTTGACACGCGGGGACACTGCGAGCTTTACCCTGGATATAGTTGATGATACCAGGGCTAAATATGAGATTACTGATGATGACCAAATTCTATTTACTGTCAAAAGAAGCACAAGCGACACGGCCGTAATACTGCAAAAAGCTGTAGTTGACAAGACAATCACCATTAAACCGGCAGAGACAGCAGACCTGCCCTATGGCACGTATTACTATGATGTACAGCTAAGCCGTCCGGATGGATTTGTCGCAACTGTAATTACCCCGACCCCTTTTACAATTTGTGAGGAAGTGACGTTCTAATGGAAAGACTTACTGGTGTTATTAAAGCAAAATCAAATCTGGTGGGGAATTTAAAATCCCGCGTGAATCTAACAGGAAGAATCATTCCTGAGCGAACTGTAGAAATTGAATATGCTACGGATCAAGATATTTTGAATTTGTTTAGAGTTGGAGATGATGGAGATGGCAATAACTATTGATAAAATTTGCCGTGTAAGCAATTTAGACTTCTTTTTAACACAGATTAAAGAATTATTTGTATCAAAAGAATCTGGCAAAGGTCTATCGACGAACGACTACACTACCGATGAGAAAAATAAGCTGGCTGGGATTCAGACAGGCGCCAACAATTACACATTACCTAAGGCCTCGGCAACGGTGCTGGGGGGTATAAAAGTCGGTGCTAACCTCGCGATTGCAACAGATGGAACACTTAGCGCAAACGGCACGGATTTAACTCCGTATGCTAAAACAGCTGACCTCGCCGCGGTTGCAAAATCCGGTAAGTATAGCGATTTGAGTGGCACACCGGCCGCGCTAAAGAATCCAGCAGCCATTACATTTACGGGCGCGGTAACGGGAACATATGACGGATCTGCGGCTGCATCTGTTACAATCCCCACGATTCCGACTAAATTATCTGCCTTCCAAAACGATGCTGGGTATGTAACGTCGGGAAACGCGGAAGCGACATACGCTAAGAAATCAGATATTACGACAGTATTCCGGTATCGAGGCAGCGTAGATACGTATGCGGACCTGCCTGTTAATGGTGTGCAAGTCGGGGATACGTACAACATCACTGCGGCGGATGCATCACACAGCATCAACGCCGGGGATAATGTGTCCTGGAATGGCAATAGTTGGGATAATTTGGCGGGCATCGTGGACTTATCCGCGTATGCAAAGTCGTCAGATGTCGCTAATACATACATGAAGAAATCTGACTATCCGATGGCAACTGACGCCGATATCCTCGCGCTTTTTAACTGATGATTATGGAGAGTGAGCATATGAGTCTTATACAGCTAAATCAGCTAGGAACATTTCTGTCTAAATTAAGTAGCACCTTTGCAAAAAAGACGGACGTAGAATCTGCAGTGTCAGCGAAGGAAAATAAGCTGACATTTGATACAGTACCTAAATCAGGCAGTACTAATCCAGTAACGAGCGACGGCGTTTATAACGCCGTTACCCATCTGTCTGGCATGCTCGTGGAAGAAAAGGGGTCGGGCACAATGGAGCCCGTCGATATTCAGGATGTCGTGATGAGCGATACCCAGCCGACAGAAGCATGCGCAGTGTGGATTGAACCTAAAGAATAAAGGAGGAAACTGTTATGGATATCATTAAATCTATTCTGCACGTATTCAAAAAAAGCGATAACGCATTTAAAGTCATGCACCCTGAAACGGAATCTGCATGCATTACAGACTGGAACCAGGGCATCGTCAATACCCTGGCTAGCACGGGGCTGAGCAGCCTCGTCAACGTATTGTCGTCGGACAGCTTGCTCGCACTGCTGATTAAAAAGGTGTTTGACGCAACGGGTGTAAAATACTCGCTGGGACAAAACGGATATGTGTGCTTTGGCTCGCTGTTCGGCGGCCTAATTATACAGTGGGGAATCACAGGCAATGATCCAGGAGGAGATGGTGGTGCTGTTATGCAGTTGCCGATTGCTTTTTCAGAATCTCCGTTTTTGGTAATAGCTAATGCGGAGCAACTTATTGCTAATAATGGATACGGAATAAGCGCAGGCGGGGATAGAACCAGCGTTTGGGCAGATGCATCAATTGCTGATTACGTGTATCCATATAGAATTTTAGCAATGGGAGTTTAAGCCCCAAGCATCAGCCATGATAATCCAAAATCGCTCTTATTGCTTGAATATACTGTAAAACCGTTATTCTTATTTTGTGTATTACACCCTAAATATTGCAACGAACCATTTTCAGCACCGTTATCGATGCATATAACACTAAAAACAACGTTAACCACGATTGGATAGTAAATCTCCCAGTTATTTCCAGCTTGTTGATTTCCCCACTGTTCAGAAAATTTAATATACCATAGCCATTGAAAGGGGATAATGGTTATGGAAAATTGGAAAATCACGTGTAAAGAAATTAGTAGCATAATCGACGACATCACGAGGGTCGCTGAAGAAATCATAAAAGGAGGTGAGGCCATGCGGTTGCCTAATGGGTTTGGATGCATACGCAAGATGAGCGGCAACCGCCGCAAGCCATATGCGATATGCAAAAGCATTGACGGCAAACAGAAGTATATGGGTAGCTTTGAAACACGGAAGGAGGCGTTCCGATATTTACTAAAACTCAACGGCGGTAAGTTCGTCCGCTCGAAAGCCGATGGCCCGACTTTTGAAGAGCTGTACCATGAATGGAAACAGGAAAAATGGCCTATGATTGGTAGTAGCTCAAAGACGAGTTATGAATCGGCGTATGCGTATTGTTCTGACCTCTGGCGAATGTCTTTCATTGACGTGCGGTATAAGCAGATTCAGGCCGTCATGGATAAAGTACGAGAAAAAGGATTGTCGTATTCAAGCCAGAAGAAGGTTAAAACATTGCTATACCAACTATATGAGTACGCCTGCAAAACGGATATCGTAGATAAAAACTATGCTCAATACCTTGAGTTAGGGAAAAACGTCCCAGTATACAAAAAGCGGCCATACAGCCGTGAGGAAATCGACCTGCTCTGGAAGCATACTAACGATGAGGCCGTTCAGGAAATCCTTATGTTGATTTACTGCGGTGTCCGTATTGGCGAGTTACTGGCCTTGAAAACTGCTGACGTGCATCTTTCTGAACGCTGGTTTTTAGTACGGGATAGTAAAACAGCGGCAGGCCGGAACCGTCACGTTCCGATTGCGGAAAAAGTCGTCCCATTCTGGGAAGCACGTTGCCAGGATAACAGCGTATTTGTGCTTAACCGAACCGGGAAAAGGTACAGTTATACAAGTTATCATGAACGATATGAAAAGGCGTTAAAACGGCTGAATTTGGTGCATACATTACATGAGACCCGGCATACGTGCGCCAGCCTATTAAATTCTGCCGGAGCCAATGACGTATGTGTGAAGATGATTCTCGGCCATCAGCAGGACGGCATTACAAAGCAAGTCTATACGCATAAAACGCTGGCTGAGCTTATCCACGCCATTAATTTAATCTAGAAAGGGTGATAAAAATGAAAGATACAAACGTAGATTATTATGCCGCAGGATTTGATAAAGACGGCAAACGAGTATGCAGTATGATCTGCGACTTTAATCCGGACAGGGAGAAGAACGCAGACAAAAAAGCCGCATTGCTCGATATGATAAAGGCTACATCCTCAGACATGGCCATTGCGGAAATCATCACCGCGGAAGATTTCGTTAAATACTTGAACGGCAAAGTTCATGGATCTGACGGAAAACCGACCGACTATATCCCTCCCGAACCGACGGCAGAAGAGAAGAAAGCCGCAGAAAGAGCCGCAATGGAAACTGAATATAACAGCAATAAGCAGGATATGCTTACCGCGTTGCAGGCAGCACTGCTGGCCGGCAATGATGATGCAGTATCAAGTATTAAGCAAGACTATAAGGATATGACTGAGGCGTATAAAGCGGCGGTAGAGGAGGTTGGCTGATATGGCATTTTGGAAGAAGAAAAAGTACTGCCAGTATTGCGGTAGCGAGCTAAAAGCTGATGGCAGTTGCAGTAATCAAAATTGCATTGCATATAAGGCTGGTGAAACTACGGATACAGCTACGGATACTGTTAAGAAAGAAGCGTGATGCCCGTGGACGTATGGCAGATTATTTTTACCGCGGTTCCGTCGGTGCTTGCCAGCTTTTTGTCCGGTGTCCTGCTGTATGAGTGGAAGCAGCGAGTAAGCGCCGACCAACTGGCACAGGAAAAGCAGGAAAAGAAGCATGAAGCCTTGGTAAACGGGGTAGTTGCAATGCTACGCGACCGACTAATCCAAGTGATGGACGAGCACATAACGGATGGCTTCGCGCCAGTGCATCGTGCAGAAGTCATCACGAAAATGTATACTGCGTATCACGACCTGGGCGGAAACGACATCGTGTCGGCTACGTACACTCAATTTATGAAGCTTCCGCATCAAAAGGATGATGATGCCGGTGATTGATAAAATCAATGTCCCAGATTGCCTCGTCATTATCGGGCTGGTAACAGCCTTGATTTTGGCGATTTTTTATACACTGAACGAGTTGGCTATGTCCATCGCGTCGGGGCTTCTCGGTTATATCGGCGGTAATATCAAGACTTCCGCCACGACGAATAGGAGGAATGATAAAAATGAAAGTGTACATTAATCCAGGACACGATTTAGAGTATGACAGCGGGGCAGTCAACCCGAATAGCGGCTTGCGTGAGTGTGACGTGGCCGCAAAAATCGGCGCGGCAGTAAAAAAATATCTCGAAGTGGCCGGCTGCGAATGCCGACTTTTACAGTCAGATAACCTATACTACGACAGTAGCTATGACGACCGCCCGGTAGCCGTCTGCGCGGATGCGAACGAATGGCCCGCAGATGTCTTTGTCAGCATCCATTGCAATGCCGCCAACGGGAAGGCCCGCGGTACAGAGGTAGAGTGCTACAGCTACACGAGCGATGGCGGGAACCTCGCGCAGTGCATCCGAAACCAGATTGTCGGCGCGCTTGGTACCGTAGACCGCGGCGTCAAAGAGATGCCGGGACTCATCGTACTGCGTCATACCGATATGCCGGCCGTACTCGTAGAGACGGCATTTATCGATAATGACGATGACGCCGACTTGCTCGTCAACAGATGGGATGACTTCGCCCGCGCTATTGCCAGGGGCGTAACCGATTACGAACAATCTAACAATTAAAACTATTATATTGTATTTTTATGGAGGTAAAAAATATGAGTAAATGGACAGAAGTACGTGACGGTATGCTGGCAGCACTGGATGCGAGCGATGTAGTAGAATCCGCGAAACAGCAAATTATTGAAAGCTTGAGCACTGAAGGGCTGGACGCGCTTGAATCCGTAGCTGATAAGTTTGTGACCCAGGTACAGGCACAGGCCGCGTCTGAAACTGGCTGGAATGCGATTCGCGATAAATTTGTATTGCCTTTACTTATCAATGGGACTATTTGGGGAATTAAATTTGTGCTGAGCAAGAGCACGAGTAACGAACAGAAAACCGCATAG